AACCCACTCATCGACGATAATTTATTCGTTGATAATGTAGAACCAGCGATAGTTTCAAATAAGGCCCCTTTCATAAATCTAGGTACGCCAAAATCTAAAGAGAATCATATGTATAGATATTTGTACGATGATGCTTATTCAGATAACTGGACTCGTTTAGTATTTACGTGGAGAGACGCAATTAAAGCTGGGGACGCATATACAGCTCCTTATACAGAAGAAGAAATGTTAGAAAAAATGATAGAGTGGGGTGAAGACTCTATCTATTGGAGGACTGAATATGAATGTGAATTTGTAGAGAGTGTATCGAATGTTTTCACACCTGAAAAATTAAAGAGGTGTTTCGACGACTATGAGCTTACAACCAGAGACGAACTTGTCACGCGAGGAGATTTTGGTTCTCCAATTACTGTCGGTGTTGATGTTGGTAAATCTGTTAACTCTACTGTTATTACCGGATGGAGAAGGGAGAAGTCTGATGAACAGATTGGTGACGGTAATATCGCACGTCTTATATATGTGGAAGAAATCAATCCTAGAACTGGTGGACATGATATTCCATACCAACGTGAACGTATTATGGATGTTGCCATTAATTTGGGCGCTGATAGGCTTATTGTGGATTGTACGGGTATTGGTGGGGCGATTGAACAAGACTTAAGAATGGCTTGTATAAATAGCCATCCACAAATACACTTTTTACCATTCGTTTTTACAGGAGGACCTAAAGGTACTAAAACGCAAGTATATAGAGATTATGTTTCTTATATCCAACAAGGACTTGTAAAGATACCAATTCCTACTAGTTTACCACAACACCAGCAAAGGTTAATGAATAAATGGTTCAGAGAACACGTAGACTTAGAATATACTATGGATACAGCTAATAAGACTGAAAAGATAGCAGCTCCATCTAATAAACACGACGACTATTGTGATAGTTCAGTTATGGCTATCCACGCTACATTATCTATGCTACCGGGCACTGCTACCGTTGCAGGTAACTCAGCAAAAAGGAGTAGCGGACAATTTAACAGAAGTGTTGGAAATTACAGTAATGCTTCATTATTTACTACAAGACAGCGTAAAGTAAGGCTTAATAAAGGGTATAGATTGTGAAGAAAGCTTTATATACTATTACCGGATATATATTCTGTGAATAAGCCATGTCGTTATTAGACAGAGTACGCAGAGTGTTTGCTACCCAAGGTAGTAACCCTCCGTTTAAGGAGAACGAACCCCTCAATTTTGGTGCAGGTGTTATCAAAAGATTAAAACTGCAAAATAATTATGCGGGTTACAATATCAAAAAGTATGAACCACATCTGGGAAAGCCTCAAACATACATGAATGTATATTTAGCAGACCCAATTGTAAGAACATTAATTGACCTGCCCTGCCTTTATGCAGTCAAAGATAACTTCGACATCGTTACAGATGACGATGACCTTAGAGAAAGAGTAGAAAAAATGTTCAAAGAGATTAATATAGAAGAAACTCTATATGGATGGTTAAGGAATGCACGTATTTTCGGTACGTCCTATTTAGAATGGACTGGTGATAATCTAGTTCTTCGTTCTTCCCAAAACATGTATGTTAAAAGGAACGACCACGGACAAATAGAATACTACTACCAAGATATAGGAGATGATAATGAAAACATTAGATTTGAAGAAGATGAAATTGTCGAACTTAAAAACAACTGTTTCGATGACTACGCTTATGGTCTTTCTGACATCCATCCCATTTTGTATTTGGTTGACCTCAAAGATTATGCAGAACGAGATATCGGGGCCGCACTCAACAAGTACGCTTCTTCTCGCTTTGATATATCTTGTGGACTTCCCGATATGCCTTATGGTCCTGACAAAATTAACGAAGTGGTTAACGCCTTTAATTCGTTAGAACCGGGCGAAGATATTATTCATGGTAACGATATACAAATTAAAGAATTACAAGGAACACAGAGAGCATTTGAATATGGAAAATATACAGATGATATATTAGATAAAATACATATGGCTCTTAAAGTTCCTAAGACTATGTGGACTGAGCCTGAGAGAGCTCGTCCTATTTTTGAACCATATGTTAGATATTTACAAACTATGGTTGAAGGTGCAATAAACGCACAATTGATGCCTCAATTAGAAAATGGCGAAGCTAAATTTAAATTCAGGCAAATTAATGTTGAAGACGCATTCACCAAAGCTAAGACAGATATGATTTATTTATCTGAAGGTGTATTATCACCCGGTGAAGTCAGAGAGGAAAGAGGTCTTGACCCTGAAGGAGTAACTGAACTAGACATGGAAACTTCCGAAGACATCAAGGCTTCACCTATCCGAAAGGAAAAATCTGACAAGAATGCAAATATATCTGGGGGAAAGAATCAGGATAAAAAAGAAGAATCCGCTAGAGCCCAGAACAGGGGGAATAAACCCTCCGCCAACGCAAAAGGAGATAGAAAATGACTTATGAAAAGTGCATATTATCCGTAGGTAAAAACCTAAAGAAACGTGGTTATGCAAACCACGATGAGATAGCAGCTAACATGTGTAACATGTGGGCTGATGAAAATGGTGTTGAGCGGGAATTTGCAGTGGAGGGCACATCACAAGAACCAAAACAAAGGTCATTTGCTTTATCTTTTGGTTCAGAAAATGATTTAACATTTACCAGTGATGATGGAATAGACTCTGCTTCTTTTCCAGTCATCGCTATTACTTCAGGTCTTCACGAATACGAAGAAGACGAAAAACAGGAAAAGGTTTATATAGAGCCTAGTGTTTTAAAAGGTAATATGGAAGCTTTTAAGGAGCTTCCGATTTACATTAACCATCAAAGAACGCCTGAGGATTTAATCGGCATGGCTACTGAGCCTGAGGTGGTTGAGATGGAAAATGGAAAGACAGCAGTGAAAATGAAAGCGACCATTAATAATAAAACAGGACATGGTCAAGAAGTGATGGACAAGGTTAAACATGGGGACATGACTCACGTATCAATTGATTGGTTATCTAATGATGTTGACGTGATGGGTGACGCTTACGCCACCAAGATACGTCCTACGGAATTAAGTTTCATTGATAATGAAAAAATGGACCCGGTCTGCAAGGAATGTACTATAGAAACGGAGTGTGAAATACACAATGACACCAAAGAAAAGGATTGCGACTCTTGTTGCGATACTTGTAAAGATGGTGAAAGTTGTGACAATGAAGACATAAAAACAGAGGTCGAAACTATGACAGAAGAAACCAATGTAAAGTCTGATGCAGAGAATATTGTTGAACGCGAGTTCGCTTCTCTACGTACCCAGCTTGAAGAGATGTCAGCTTCAAAAACGGAAATCGAATCCCAGTACAATGATGCTTTAAAACAAATTGAAGCATTCAAAGTAGCTGAGGAAGAGAGAGCCGCTAAAGAAGCAGAAGCTCGAAAAGTTGAGACTGTAGAAGCAATTATTTCCCGCGAAGTTCTTATGGGAACTGTCGAGGAAGATAAGAAAGATGCACGCGTCGAAGAACTTTCTGCATGGGATGAGATGAAGCTGACTGGTTTCAGCGAAGCTCTAGCTGCGATACCAGCTCCTGTAGAGACCGAAAGACAATTCGGAAAGGGAATTTCACCAGATGGTGAAGCTAGCCCTGAACCATCTTCAGAGCGAGTATCTTCAGTAAAGATAGAGAACGGTCGATTTAAGATTGACCCAAGCAAGTTTAGAGGTAATTAAACATGGCAACAGAAATTTTAGTTAATGATGGTGGTGCACCAGCAAGGATTCTTCCTTTTACAGCTGGCGCAACATTATCCGGTGGAGAAGCTGTTATCATGAGTGCAGACGGAGAATTAGACCCAGCAGGAGCTGCGGCTACTAACGTTCTTGGATTCATGTTCACAGACGCAACCAGCGGAAACAACTGTTCAGTTATCACAGGAAAGGGTGTAGTTATTAACGCACTAGTATCAGGTACTGCCGCAAGCGGTGCTCTACTTCAAGTCGAAGCAGGCGGAGACTTAAAAGCAGGGACCACAGCAGACGCTGGAGTCGCTATCATGATTGATAATGACACTGGTGGAGCAGCAGCACTCAGAAAAGTGGTTACACAATAAGGAGTTAAATTATGGTTAACTTTGATACAGCACCCGGTCTGTTGACAACACTCAATACCGGCGCCGCCGATGGTGGTGCAGGAGAGCGCGTCCTTGTAGATTATAAAGACGCAATCATGGATTACAAGGTCACTGACCTTCCAGCATTGAGTATGTTCGCAGAACCTATGAGCACTGACACAGGAGGTGACATTGATGTCACATTTGGCAGACCTTCAATGGGTATGCAAGAGATAGAAGAAGGCAACACGCCGCAATACCAACACACAAACTTACGCTCCGAGCGAGTTACAGTTCGTGAATGGGGTCTTGCACTAGGTGTTACCCGACGTATGATTGAAGACTCAAGATTCAACGAAGTTGAAATGGCTTTGAATGAGGCCCGAAGAGCAGTCGACAGACACGTAACCAAACACGTAGTATACGCTTTGTTAGGTATCGCAGATACAACTCTGCAAACCTCAGGCACTACATATAATACAGCAGAATCTGCAATTACAACCTTTGGAAGTAATATCTATTCAGGTTTCCTTGGAACCGGTGGTACAGTAGATGAAGGCCGTATTAATTCGTATGGTAACGCATCTGCTTCTGAACTTCAACAAGGTCACTACATTCAAGCTGCATCCAGCACTGCTGGACACTTGGCCCTTAAGAACATAACAGCTGCAATCAAAAGAATAGCCGTTCACGGTTACTCTGCTGATACAATTGTTATCTCTCCCGGGCACTACAAGTCCTTATTGGACTTAGGTGACTTCGTAACCGCATTTAATGCAGGAGATGGTGAAGCAGGAGCTGATGGAAATAATCCAACAACTGCTGCTATGATGCCGGGCTCACCTGTCGCAAACACTGCAACCACTGGAAAGGTAGGAAACCTTTACGGATTAAGCGTTGTAATGAATGCATGGTGTCCACCTGACAGATGTTTGGTTTATGACTCGAAGAGCAAACCAATGGTTTACGTTGAAAGAAGACCATTGACTGTAGAAGAAGCAAATCCGGGATTCGGAATTGTTGGTTCTTACATGTCTATGAGATACGGACTAAAGGTCGTAAGACCAGAAGTCGGTTGTGTCATCATCAACGTTTAGATTCATTAAAGTTTAATTTAATTTATCTGAAGGTCCGAGGGGAACCTTAATCCCCTCAACATTTTTTATTAGTTCGGAGAAGGTCCATGGCAAAAATAAATAAAGTTCTATCAGACAGTAATACATACGGCGCAACGAAGCGTTGGGTATTAGCCAATGGAGCCTCACCTCTAACTACAAAAGGAGATGTCTATACATTTAGCACTACTAATGCTAGATTAGGCGTAGGAACAAATGGTTATGTTTTAACAGCAGATAGTTCCGAAGCCACAGGTTTAAAATGGGCAGCTTCAACAAGTGCTAATTATTTTTTAGATGGGCTTACATTTGGTACTGATAGTAAAATTACAGGTTCTATGGATGGAACCTCTAATGTAACTGGCAATGCAATGACTACTTTTACTCCAGCAACCACCTTTGTAGCTGAAGCTACATTTGATACAGGTATTGTTGTAGGAGGAACTGCAACAGCAGCAGGTTATATTAAAATCAATCCTGATACAGATGATACAGGAGACTTCCCTACTACTTTAAAGGTAGGAGTTAATACTGAAGCTCAGACATATACACTTCCTTTAGCATATCCAGCTTCAAGTGGTTATGCGTTAGTATCTACAGATGCTGGAGTTATGTCATGGGCAGTGAATCAAGATGGTAATTATTATGTAACAGGAGGAACTTACTCTGCTGGAGCTATAGCTTTTAGTGGTACAACAAGTTTCCCAACATTTAGTGTTACAGGAATACCCACTGGAACATTAACAGGAGGAGGTACAGATAACTATGTAGCTCATTGGACCTCAGCTACTAATGTCACTGGAACCGCAGGTTTTCAATACGACTCTGATGTTCTTTCTTTAACCAGTGCTACTGCCAATTTACCCAAAATATCTATAACTAATACTACAGACGATAATTCAGCTCCTCTTTTAGATTTTATAAAAGACCGTGATGGCACTCCAGCTGCTAGTGATGATTTAGGAGGTATTCGTTTTTACGGAGACGATGCTGGAGGAACTCAACACAACTTTGCACGTATTGATGTAGAGAGTCCCGTAGTTACTGCTGGTGCAGAAGTCGGTTCTATTAAGTTTAGAACCACAGCGGGAGGTACTGATAATTCAGGAGTAATGATTCTATCAGGAGCTAATGTAGGCATAGGCACAATTGCACCTACTCAGAAATTACAATTAAAAGGAGACTCTACTTACTTTAGTATACTTGCTGCTGATGGTAGCGAAGGAGTTAGTTTAGGAACTGCTAGTTCTGGTCGAGGTATATTTTATCTTAAAGGTGCTACTGGTGGTAATGCTATCTATATTGATAGTAATGGTGGTTCTTATTTTGACGGTGGTTATACTGGGTTTGGTACAACAAGTCCAGACAATTTAGCTGAAATGACTGTAGTTGGTAAATTATATCAACAAGTAGATGCTAATGGTAACATAAATTATGGAAGTGGTAGTTTTGCACACGGCTCTGGTATAGGTAATTATACTGGGTATTATTCTTCTATTATAGGAATACAAGCAGGGTATTATATATCAGGTAATGCACATAGAAACACCGCTGTGGGTTATCGTGCTATGTATGGTGCCTCTACTGGTCAACAAAGTTCAGATAATACAGCCATTGGTGCATCTGCATTACTTGATTTAGGAGCAGGTAATTTTAATACTGCTGTAGGCAGTTCTGCGGGAGAAAACATAACTGGTGGTGAACATAATATATACGTTGGTTATAATGCAGGACGTTTAACTACTGTAGGTCATAAGAATGTAGCAATAGGAACTGAATCTTTATATGATAACGTTCATGGAGATTTTAATATAGGTATAGGTTCAGGTTCTTTATATAATACAACACCAGATGATGGAGAAGGTAAAAATATAGCAATAGGTACTAATGCAGGTGCTCAGAACACTACAGGTACAGG